CAAGTAAACGCAATCGGAACATTAAATCTATTAGAAAGCTTAAAAAATTTACCCATATCAAGAGATAAAATACGCTTTTATCAAGCATGTACTAGTGAAATGTATGGTGAAGTAAAAACAAATGATTCAATGAATGAAACCACTTTTTTTAATCCTGTTTCTCCTTATGCGATTTCAAAACATATGGCATATCAGTTTGTAAAAATGTATCGGGATGCATATAACTTATTTGCATGTAATGGTATATTATTTAATCATGAATCTGGTCGTCGGGGAGAAACTTTTGTTACACGTAAAGTGATTATAGGAGTACAAAATATTATAAATGGAAATCAAAAATCAATAGAACTAGGTAATTTAAATTCAGTAAGAGATTGGGGGCATGCAAAAGATTATGTATATGGAATGTGGTTAATGTTACAAGCAGAACATCCAAAAGATTATGTATTGGGTACTGGTGAAACACATACTGTAAAAGAGTTTGTAGAATTAGCATTTTTATATAATGGAATTAATATTAAATGGAATGGTAATGGAGAAGATGAAGTAGGTATAGATACAGATGGTAATGTTCGAGTGACAATTCATCCTAGATATTTTAGACCTTTAGAAGTTTCATATTTAAAAGCAGATAGTAGTAAAGCTAGAAATGAATTAGGATGGGTTCCTAATTATACTTTTAATGAATTAATAAAAGAGATGATTGATGAAGAGAAAGAACATTACAAATAATTGTAAATTTTAAAAAGAAAAACTGAAAAATTGATTTTTATTTGTAGCTACATTTAGAATCCCTTGAAGCTACATTTATAAACTTATTAAGAATGTCTCCCGCTGTGTATGAGATTTTCTTTAATGAGGACAAATCAAAGCGTATGGCAAATGTCTTTGATTATACAGAGAGAAAGGAGATGATAATTGAGTACAATGAGAAGCTACCAAATGCACTCAATTACGATATTGGTGATATCATTGAGTTTGATAGTATCTATTATGGATGGATTAGTGGATGTGTAGTGAGTATTACTTCTGCTCCATTTGTACGAGACGAGTATAAGATTGAATATACTATATTGGGTGGTAAAGTACAGCACGAGGTTGTTGAGGGACAGTATATGCTTTACTAACTAATAAAAAACAAAAAACAGATAACTAGGAAAATGGGACAAAAATAAAAACTTTTAACCTTTTAGGATATATATTTAATGAAAGGTAGTGGTATTTCATCATCAAAACCTATAAAATCAACACCGATATTACCAAATGAATTTGAAATGGACCCTGAAGCTGAAATTTTTAAACTAAAACAGCTACCTCTTGAATTACAGAGACGTATTTTAAGTAAAGGATTAAAAAACGATGCTTTTGAAACATACGCCGAAAGATTATCATTTGCATCGAGTATTACTCCAAGTATTCAAGCTGATGTTAATTTTTTATTACCAACTGATATAAAAATACAAAAAAGTGGAATTACTGAAACTATTTCATTTGATACCTCATCTGAATATAAAGAATATTTTGAAAAAGAGTTTATTACAAATAGTGATACTATAACACATATTTCAATAAGTGGTAAAAATATAAGAATTGATATCCCATTGTATAAAAGTCTCAAATCAGGAAGTATAAGTATTTATATTCAAAAACCAAATCATACATCTATGGCATATTTAACATTAAATTATGAAAAAGTCAAAAATGCCATGAACTCTATTAATTTATCAAAGGTACTATTATCAGTTAATATTGATAATATATCCGACCTAAAAAATATTTCAGATATTATTGTTGGGGTAAGGTGGTTATCATTAATATTTAAAAAAATCAATTGGGATAAAAATATTTTAATATTTGAAAATCCAAATAATATTAAATTAATAATGAATAATACTGATATTGGTATTGAAAAATCATATTCTGGTATTATTCCAGGATTATTAACATTATTAAAATATATTGAATTAAATTTAAAACAAAAAAGAATAACTAAATCTAACAGAGCTAAGTTATCAAGTAGAGCTTAACATTAATGCTTTTGTATCAAAATTAGTATTATCTATATTATTAAATAAAAAATCTGTAATTGTATTATCTTCTTTTTTCTCTTCATATAATTCATTATATAGATTTTGTGTTTCTTCATTATCATCTCCATACAATTCTTTATCTAAAGCATCTTTTGGTTTTGATTTTTTTTCTTCCATTTGTTTTCTTTCTTCAGCTGTTTTTTTGGCACCAACTCCCTGTGTCAGATCTAAATTACGAAAGTTTGGTTTTTGAGAAGGCATACCTTTACCACCTTCAAATTTTTTTTTATAAGCAGATTTAAAAACATTAACAGCTCGCGCTGATGCCTCTTTATGATTTAAAATTGGTTCTGGGTAATTAATTTTTAAATATTTTTCTCTTATTTTTGGGTCAAACCATTGATGAATATCTTTAACATCAACATCTTGAAGTTCAGGTACCCATTTTTTAATATATAATGCCTCTTTGTCAAATTTATTAGATTGAATAAATGGATTAAATGGGGCTCTAAAATAAGGCACACCATCGGGGCCAGTTGAAGAGACAAATCCCCAACCAGCAGTATTACTATAAATATCAGCGTCCACTAAATGTGTATAATAGTATTTTAATCCCCAACGCCAATCAATTAAAAAATATTTTGTTAAAACACTACCACATAACATACGTATACGGTTATGTTGATGGCCGGTTGTATTTAATTCTCTCATACCAGCATCTACTAATGGATATCCAGTTAATCCATTCGCCCATGCTTTAAACATTTTTTTATCATAAGACCATGGTATTGCTTCATCAAAATGTTTATGTAATGCAGTTCCTCTTTGTAGTTTAGGTTGTAAAGCATATATTTTAAGATAAAAATCTCTAAATATAAGTTCACGAATTAATCCATGGTCCTTTCCAAATAAGTTTTCAATCATCCAATACATTTCACGTACAGATACCGTTCCAAATTTTAAATGAGGAGACATCATTGATGTTTTATGTAAAGCAGGATAGTCACGTTCTTTATTATAATTTTGTAATTTTTTAATATTTTTTAATTGTTGAATAGCCAAAGAACGTCCTCCGTGAATTGCAAGATTTGGATTAGTTTTATAAAATGTATTGATTTTTTCTATAGGAAAGCTATCTTTTATAGTTAAGTTCAAAAAGTTTGATTTTTTAAATTTAAATGTAGCTACATTTTTTATAGTAATCTCCTTCATAATTTTATTATAAAATTGTGATAAAACCATATATGGACGTTCATTATTATAAAGTCCATCTTGTAATGGTAATAAACCATAATCTTCTTTCATAACAAATGGAATATTTTTGTTATTGCACCAATTTAGAATCTCTTTATCTCTTTTTTTGGAATAAACACTATAGTCTTCATTACAATAAACTGCGACAATATCAATTGTTTTAGCAATTGTTTCTAAAACATTTATATTAGTATCCTTAAAAAGATGTAATTTAGATTGATATTCCTCTAGCTGTTGATTTAAGTCAATCAATGATTCACACATAAATTGTACTGCATTATTTGAAAAATAAGCATTTTTTTGTTTATTAATTTGTTCGGGAGTAAATACAAATATTGGCAGTATATTATACTTATCCTGTATCGCTTGAATAAGAGAAGTATTATCTTTTAACCGAAAATCTCTACGGAAAATAAATACAGCGGTCATCTATCTTAATAAAAAAAATGATTTTATATTCTATATAAAAAACAAAGATACAATGGAAAACATTATTCTAACCCCTTCTAAAAAGGTTGTTAGTGATAAATTAGCTATCTTTGATTTTGATTGGACTCTTGTACGCCCGACACGTGGTAAGAAGTTTCCAAAGGATAAAGATGATTGGGTGTGGTGGAGAACATCAGTACCAAAGATTTTAAAAAAATATGCAAAAGAGAATTATCGCTTGGTAATTGTAACAGACCAAACAAAAGATTGGAAAGTGAAGATGATTCAAGATGTAATTAAATCTCTAGGTTTATCGTTTACAGTAATTATTGGTATGGAAAAAAATATGCAAAAACCAAATCCATCACTATTTTTAAATGAAATTGATAGCTTTGATAAAGAGAATAGTATATATGTAGGGGATGCTGCTGGTCGTGAAGGTGATTGGGCTGATAAAGATAAAAAATTTGCTGATGCAGTCGGATTAAAATTCTATACACCAGAAGAGATATTCCCTCTTGAATATAAAACTTTTCCAAAGATTTTAATTCCAAAGGGAAAGGAGATTATTATTATGGTTGGCTTTCCTGGTTCTGGTAAATCTACATTTATTGAAACTCAACTAATACCAAAGGGTTATTACATAGTAGATGGAGATACTTTGAAGCTACCAACTAAAATGTTAAAAGATGCATCTAAACATCTAGATACCTCTATTGTTTTCGATGCAACAAATGGTACAATCGAGCGACGTAAGATTTATATTGATTTTGCAAAAGAACATAATCTACCAGTACGTTGTATATGGGTTTCTACACCAATTGAAGAAGCACTAGAAAATGTAAAAACGCGACGTGAAAAAACAGGTAAAAATGTACCATCAATTGCATTAATGGTTTATCAAAAGAAGTTTGAAGAGCCGACAGATGAAGAATGTGAAATAATTAAAGTATAAATTAACAATAAGGATTTCTATCAAAGAATAAGATGAATACGATTATTAGTAAATTTTTAGATATATATAAACGAGATTTTAAGTATTATTCTATTAAATATAATGAAAATAGTAGGGAATTATTGTTAGTTCCGAATAAAGATATTTCAGCTGAATTAATAGATATATTAATTGAAAGATTTGTTGCAACAATATATACTAAATTACGTAAAAATGATATAATACATGTAATTATTAATTATGAATCTTCAAAACGTCTTTTAATCTTTCAGGAAGGTAGTCTATATCTTGATTCTCATTCAAAAATTATAGGACCATCGCTTTTACAAACGATTCACGAAACTGATTTAAACGATATACCCTATTAGTAATAAAAATGTTTGAATATCAAGTAAAAGAAAATGAAATTAAGGAACTATTGAGTAAACATTCATTTTTAAGTGTAAAAACAATAGCAAGATATGTGAGTCTTCGCCGAGCTCAAGTAAGTTATATTTTATATAATAATATTCAATTTTCACATATTAAAAGAGCGCCGTTTTCAAGAAACAAAAAAATTATTTGGAGCCTTGCATAAAATTAGAGATGGGGTAATTTATAAATTCTTTTTAGTATCATAATTATAGAAGATTATGTCTCATTCATATAGTTCAGATAATTCACAATATTCTGGTAATGAATTAGATCCTCAGAAAAAAGCAGACTGTATTCGTAGTGTAGCAAATTTTAGTAAAGTACAATATTTCCATTTAATGGATAAAGGTAATTATAATACAGAACTATTACTATTATATTTAAAAGATGCCGCCCCAAAAATAGATGAGTTATTCAAAAAAATAGAGGCATTGGATAAACAAGATTTAGAAAAAGAGGGTAAGTTATTCAAACATATGATTTTTACAGATTTAAAAAGTAGTAATTACGGAGCAAAATTATTAGCTTCAGCCTTTAATGCAAAAGGTTATCATCCTGCATTTCATGCACAAGGTCCAGGATTTGGAATAAATTCAGATGAAAAGCTATTAGCAAGTAAATCTTATAATTTTGGATTACTTATGAGTAAAAAAATATTTGACCGTACAATGAATGTAAAATTTAAAAAATCAATATTAGAATTATATAATAAACGACCAGATAACGTACATGGTGATTATATACGTTTTATAATTTTAGATCAAGGTTTTAAAGAGGGTATTGATTTATTTGATGTTAAATATATTCATTTATTTGAACCATTAGTTGTACGTGCAGATGAAAAACAGGCAATTGGTAGAGGTACTCGCTTTTGTGGTCAAAAAGAATTAGAATTTCATCCACGATATGGATGGCCTTTATATGTATTCCGTTATGAAGTTTTGATACCAAAAGAGCATCAACCACGGTTATTAAATGCGAAACAGATGTTAGAATTATATTTAGCATATGCAAATATTGATTTACGTAAAATCGTATTTGCAGCTGAATTAGAAAAGGCGTCTATAGAAGCTGCAATTGATAAAGATTTAACAAAAACGATACATCAATTTAAAATAGAGCAACCACCTCCAATATTACAACAAGGAGGCGTTATAACTAAAACCCCAATACCACCCGTAAAAAAGATGTCTTTATCTGAAATGACACAGTATATTAAGAAAGAGTTTAGTAAATTTGCATATCCAAAGGTAGTTCTTGAAAATAAATGTAAAGAGATGACTGGAGGTAAATTAATACAGTTTACTCCAACACAAGACTTTATCCGTCATTATTTTCAACCTAAAACTGCTTATAAAGGCATGTTATTATGGCATAGTGTAGGTACAGGCAAAACATGTACTGCTATTGCAACTGCAACAACAAGTTTTGAAAAAGAGGGCTATTCAATTTTATGGGTTACTAGACATACTCTTAAAAGCGATATATGGAAAAATATGTTTCAACAGGTATGTAGTTTAACTTTACAAAATACAGAATTACCCAAGAAGATTGGAAGTCCTATGAAATATGTATCAAAAAATTGGATGGAGCCGATATCTTATAAACAGTTTAGTAATATGTTACTAAAAAAGAACAAAATTTATGATGAAATGGTTCAACGTAATGGTATAGAAGACCCTTTAAGAAAAACCTTAATTATTATTGATGAGGCTCATAAATTATATTCACCAACTGTTGTTGGAAGTGAAAAACCTAACACAGATATTCTTGAAAAAATGATACATCATTCTTATGATAAATCAGGTAAAGATTCAGTTCGTTTACTAGCAATGACAGCTACACCTTATACAGAAGATGGTATGGAAATGATAAAATTATTAAATTTACTTCGCGACAGTAGCTTAATGCCAACAGATTTTGATAATTTTGCCAAGAAATATGCTTTAGATAATAATGGATATTTTGTAGAAAAAGGATTAAAACATTTCCAAGATGATATTAGTGGATATATTAGTTATTTAAACCGTTCTCAAGATGCTCGCAATTTCGCTCACCCAGTAATTAAAGATGTTACTGTTGAATTAACATTTAATCCAGATGAAGAAGTTAGTACACAGGCTTCAAATGAAAGTTCTGAAAAATCAAAAGAGAGAATGGTCGGAAAATATGAAAAATTAATGAAAGAATTAAAAGATAATATTAAAGAAGAGAAAAAGGTGATAGGTGCCCAAGAAAAGAATATTAAAAAAGTTTATAAAGAAAAACAGGAAGAAGTAAAACAGAAGGCAAATATTAAAATAAAGAATGATCTTGAGAAAATAAAAGAAAAACAAGAAGATGAGATGATAAAATGTAATGAATTAAAAGGTAAAGAAAAGAAAGAGTGTAAAGATACTATAAAGAAGGCTTATAAAGTACAAGTAATAAATATTAAAAAGTCCAAATCAGAATACATACAAAAGTGTATGCCTACACCATTAGAATTAAATAATATTAATAAAGAATCCTTGGTGATTTTAGAAGATGAAAAAGCACAAATACAAGGGTATATAGACATGAATAAGAAAAAAATAAAAGATTGGATGGAACAACAGAATAAATATAAAGATAAATATGTTGATGCAAAACTATTATTTAATGATATTAAGATAAAAGTTAAAAAAGAGAGGGCGGCTTTAAAGAAAATTAAAGATAAAGATAGTAAAAAAATAGCCACCAAGAAATTTAGAGAAACTGTTTTAAAAGAATTCAAAGAACAAAAAAATACAGTTGTAGATTTACGTTTTAAAATGTCTGATTTACAATTAAAAAGAAAAGTTTTAAAGATTGATTTAGAAAAAGCTAAATTAGGCGATGTTACACAAAAAACAGCACTTCAGAAAAGATGTTCTTTATAAAAAGTGTCGTAATCGGCTAATAAAAGATTGTATGTTAATGAATAAAGTTTTATTATACAAATGGTGTAAACAACAGCTTAAACATAAAATTTGTTAGATATAAAATTAAAATTAAAATGAGTATGATAAGTTTATTGGATTCTGCCACGGAAAAAGGCAATGAGGCTCATTTTCTAGTGGCTAAGGTTGTGCATGCTATATTTCATGATGTATGGTGTTTTATACCCGCTCAAGGGTGGCGTGTTATTGAAAACGGTCACTACTTTATTAAAGAAGAAGCAATTTTAAAAATAAAATTGGCATTAAGCACTTGTGTTTCGGGCGCGTTTTCAGAACATATGATTAAACAAATTAATTTATTTAAAAAAGAAACTGAAGAAAGTGCTAGTAAAATTGCGACGTATTTGTTAAATGCCCCTTACAAAGAGCTTATTATATGTGAGTGCGAGCAACTCTTTTTCAAAAGCGATTAAGTATTCGTTTGTAGTAAAGTTTATTAATAAATCATATAGAAATTAATAATTTATTTTTCTTCATACATTTCACCTTTACAATGAAATTCTCGTGCTGATCTAACATACTCATATGTTATTTCACCATCGATTAAGTTCATATAGCCTACTTTAGCACAATGTCCGATATTTAAGTCCTTGCCAATCTTTGGAGGAATAAAGTGTTTACAATTTTTACAAATAGGCTTAGAACCAATTTCACTGATAGAAACACTGGTAGAAGATTTTGTAATGGGGGTAGAAATAGATTTGCTAAACATTATATAAAAACAGTATTAATATCTTTATATAGGTATATTAATATATGTTAATAGCTCAACAAAAGATAGCAAATGTACGTATATATGATATGTCAAAATATATAAATATACGCAGTATTCAGCCTACTTTTCATAAAATAAATTTTCCTTATAAAAACCTTTTAAAAGTTAGTTATACTGAAGATAGAAAAATAAAATATCAAGAGCAAAAGCATAATTACCCAGAATTTAAAATGAATATTGATGATGGTTGTGAATCAATGGTATATCGTTCAGTACTTTTTTTCTGTGAACAACAAAATATAGAAAAAGATAGTATTATATGGATAGAAGCAACGCATATATCTCCTTATAGTTATATGGAAAAAGAATGGTTTCGTGAAAATAATAAAAAGAAAGCGATTTTATGTATTCAAAAAGAGAGTATTGATTATGCAAAATATGAATTAAAAGAGAAGAATCAAACAAATATATTTCGCTGGGATTTTAATCCTGGAGAAATGATGCTATTTGATAGTGAAGACACTTTACAGCGTTATCATATTGAATTTAAAGATGCTTCTGGATATCAAAATTTATTGTCTATTATTGTATAAAAAATGAATATTTAAAACTTTAACATATATATGTTATTAGTAGTATAAGAAGGTATGCGTAAAGTTAATAGTTCACCATGCTTATCTACAGCATCATTAGCATCACAAAATCCATCGATAACAATAGCATATAATAATCATCAAAGTCATATGCCAAAATCCATTTCATGTTCTGCTTTATTAAATCATTATATAGTACCTGATGTGTCATTAGAAGAAAATCCAGCTGCATTAGTATCATCATCTATATCACAATATGTAACCTGTATCGAAACAAATGGTTTTCCAGAAGATATATTTAAAAATGGTACGTCGGATAGTAAATTAAATTTAATGGCATGTTTGTTATCTCCAGACGACCAAAATGAACAATTACGCAATCTAAAACCAAAACCGATTGATTCTGAAATAGAGATTGAATCTGAAATTAATTCAATATCTGAAGAGGCTGAACACTTTAATCGTTTATTAATCCGTGTAAGAAAACAAAGAAGAAATACTAAAACATAATACATTATACTAAATAATTCTTAATTTTTAAATATTATTATATTACAAAATATGAAATAAAAAATATAATTTTACAATACATCATATTGAAAATTGCGTTTAAATGGTGACGATAATATTGTAAGAAGGTAATAAGGAGATTGTTCGAATGACAGAGAAAAGCAAAAAAATGTGGAAAGTGACATTGTACATGACAACCAAGCAGTGGGAACAACTATCAAGCTGGAGTGCACCAATGGTGGGAGCGAAAGAAACGGCTCCGTGGTTGTATTTGGAGCACGAGCCGAGTCCAGAAGGGGAATATGAAGAGAAGATTGATGAGTTAGAAAGGTCAATCCCAGGGGAGATGATTTACACTACACAGTGAAGAGTAAAAGCAAATAACGGCTAATTAACTTAACCTGACAGTGCATTAACAATATAGACTCAAAAGACATAAAACATAATATATTATTTTATATAAATAAATTTTAATTTTTATGTGGTGCATATATACCTTGAGCGAAAAGTCCACCTACACCTATACCAATAAAAAACATTGTATTAACCCATGAAGCCATTGTAGTTATTAAAAATTTCCAATTAACACCATCTAGTCCTTCTGCAAGACCAACACCAATAATACCACCTGTAATACATTGTGATGATGATGTTGGTAATCCAAATTGAGAAGCTATCATAATTACAAAAGCAGTTGAAAGTTCTGCTGCAAAACCACGAGTTGCTGTTATTTTTGACAATTTAACACCAACTGCCTGAGTAATTTTGTGTCCATATGTTGCTAAACCTGCAACTAAACCTGTAGCACTAATAATAATAATCCATATAGGTGCTGTTACAGATTTAGATATTTTACCAGTTTCAAGAATTGTCCATATACTGGTTAATGGTCCAGCCATATAACCTACTTCACCTGCCCCATGTGCAAAAACAACACAAATTGCAGAAAAAACTTGCAAATATTGAAAGACGTTTTCTATTCTTGGATCAAATACTTCAGCTGATGCATGGATAGATGAAAGGGTATTATCAGTATCAATTATATCATGGATATTCTGTTCGACTCCATTAAATAATAATTCTTTTGTTTTTTGCATTAATGATGGGTTATTAGATTGATGTTCTATTTCTTCGATTGTTACAGAAGCCTCAAGTGCAGTTAATTCTCGTTTTTCTATATGTTTTTTTAATAAAGGTATACCGATGACTCCAGATAATAAACTACATCCCGCAGCAGATATACTTGTTATCAAAATGGCTTTTTCTTGTGTCCAATCATCTCCAATTTGTAAAGATTTTTTAGCTCCTTTTGTTAAGACAAAGTACACATTTACCCAAGTTGTAATTAATACGAAAACTGGTAATACATAATAAGATAGTTGATATGCATTATGTTTTCTAAGAACAAGATTACGAATAGTTATAAAAATAGCTGAGGAAGATAGACCAGTTAAGATAGGAGAAATAAACCAGGATAATACGATAGGAATAATACCTTTATAAGGTGGAAAAGATTTACCAGATGTATCTTCTTTTAACCATAAAACACCATCTTTTCCAGAACTGACTAAAGAAAAACCAATAATACCACCAATAATTGAATGGGTAGAAGAAACATTCCATCCCTTTTTAGTAGTAATTGCTAACCAAATAGTTCCTACCAATAAGGTACACATCATTCCATAAGCGTATACAATTGGATTATCATTAAAAGTATTAATATCGGCAATACCACCAGCAATAGTATCTGTGCTAACGCGACCCAA